GCCGCAAAAAGAAAGAAGCTATCGACAAGGCCGTACCCAATGCGACCACAAAGCAAAAGCACCTTTTGTACGAGGCACTCGGAGTGTCAGAGAAGGTGTGGTAAAGAGATACCCCCTCCAATTACGGAGGGGGTATTTTACTGGGCAACGCATACGAAAAACACCGAGGATAAGAGACAGCGGTGTGTAAAAGTGATGTACTAATGGAGAAACCTCTGTTTAACACTATGTTTATTTATAGTTCGAATCTCTCCATCTCCGCCAAAGAAAAACCCGCAGAAATGCGGGGTTTTCCTTTGTTTATGCGGGCTTTCAGGCTTTTTACGCTTTGCGCTTATTGCTTATTTTTTGCGCGTTTCTGCGTTTCAAGGGCACAGAAAAAGCACAGGCAAATATAGTAAAATCTCCCCTCCTAGGTGGAGGGGGGATTCTTTTACCATACCCTGTCGGAGACACCAAGTGCTTCGTACAAAAGGTGTTTCTGCTTTGTGGTCGCATTGGGTACGGCCTTGTCGATAGCTTCTTTCTTTTTGCGGCTTGCAGAGTTGGTAATCGTCTTACCGTTCTCGCCCTTGTCGCCTACGATACCACGGGCTGCAAAGTATGCGGCGTAGTATTGGTCGTAGGTAACGCCCTGTGCGACATACTCGGCTGCCTTTTCTCCGACATCCTTGTTGTATGTCTTTAGTGCGTACTCTGCGCCGAACGCCTTGCGGTTTGCTTCGCGCTTCACCACATCGCTGTCTGCACTTCCGATGCTCTTTGCGGTTTCCTCGTAGGTGCCGACGGTCAACAGGGCTTTTCTATAAATCTCGTTACGCAGCTCCAGCAGGTCACGAGCCTCGCTCATCTTCTCCTTGCGGGTCTTTTCGCCGCTGTTGTAGATTTCCTTGAGCTGCTTCGTGATCTCGGACGCCGCCTTGCTCTGCTTATACAGGTAGGAGAAGGTTGCATCATCGGCTGCTGTCGCAAACTCGGTCTCCTTTACCTGCTTGGCTTCGTCCAGCGCATCATAGAAGTCGCTGCCCAGCCGGTTCTGCCGGACGCTATCTACCACGAAAGCCTTTACCACCGCAGGGACATCTGCTTTCTTGGAAAGCGTCGGGAGCAGCCAGTCACCGATAAAGCCGGAATACTGGTCGATCAGGTAATTAACCTTCTTCGGAGAAAGCCCTTCGATACCGTTTTTCCCATGACGAGTAATTTCACCAAGCCAGATGGAAAACGCATCGGTGCTTTCATCGTACTGCAGATAATCCGGTTTTTCCTCCATGTAACTGGAAACGATGTCGCCGCCGTACCAGGTCTTATTGGTGCTCATCGCAGTAATACCGGCGAAGATGTTGTTGGTCAGCGGATTGTTCGGCGCAATCTGCTCAATAGCGAAAGACGGATAACCGGCAAACGCGCTGCTCGCAGGTTCCCCTTTCAGCCAGCGCCACATACGGTTAGTGAACGCCGTAATAACGGAAGGTTCACGGCCCATCGGAACCTTGATAAACTTATTGTCGCCGATTTTGATGAGGATGTTGCTATCCTTGATGTAGTTGGAAAGCTCCTTGTAGTCATCGTCCTCTTTCAGCCCATCATACAGCAGGCCCATAATGATACCGGGTGCCACGCCGTTGATAAGCAAGCGGGAGATCAGCTGTCCAATCTCTTTCCAGCCGCGCCGGTCAATGACATTGCGTATGTTCTTGGAAAGGCCCTGCATACCTGGGTTGAAGAACGGCACAAGGGAAGCGTTCAGCTTGCGGGCAGCGAAGCCGCCACGGCCAAAGTTGGTTGTAATGTCCGCCGCGTTGTAAAGCGCCTGCTGCACATCGCCTGTGTCCTCCATCGTGCTGATAAATTCAGCAAGGCGAGGGTACTGCTCGACCGCTTCATTGGCAAAGGAGAGAATGTCGATCACTCTATTCAACCCACCAGCCACTTTATCGACTGCACCGTTCTTGAAATGGTGGCGGTCGGAAAGCCCCGTCTTTGGGTCATAATAGGTGGTTCCTTTCCCGCCCATCGCCTGATAGAGCTGCCAATACTTCCCGTTCGTTGCGATTTCCTTTACGGCCTTGCCGTAGTTCTTAATGAATGTGGCATTGCTGTAATGGGTAAAGTACAATGCAGACTGTGCATCACGGACGAAATTTCGAACGATGAATACAGGGTTCCATTGCGTGACCAGCTTCTTGAATGTGCTGTTGATGGAGCGCAATGCTTTCATTCCAAAGGAAATGGATTGCTCAATGGGTCTAAACCCATCGGCCATTGCTTCACTCATGTGCAGAGTAACCGGTTTGCCATCCACCCAAATGCGCAGCGTGTTCTTGAGGTTCTCTGCGGAATCCGCATCAAGGTCAACGAGATCGCCTTCCTCTGTAACACTCTGAATGTATTCCGAGATATCACGGGTAGTATCCATTGCATCTTCATACAGCATATTGCCCAGAATGTTCTTTTTGGCTGCGGAGAAGGTCTGCAAGGTCTGCCTGGCAATACTGTCGATCAGCGGCATGATATCTTGGTTGCCACCTTTTGCGGACTTGATGGTGCTGTTCACCGCAACGCTGTTGGGGTTGGAGTAGCCGCCGGAGGTGCTGGGCATATCGCGGTAGGTGGGAACATAGTGCGGATAAAGTTCCTTCATGTACTGTGCCATATCAGCGCTCACGAGTCCGCCCTGCTTTCGCACCTCCATCAATCCGTCAAGGTAGGCATACACATCCTTTGCCCACTTCTCAAATTCGGGGTGTGCATCCAGCAGGTCAGCTGCGGCGGCACGGCTATCGTCTGCGGTCACGCTGCTGCCGAATACAGGCTTGTCAAACTGCTTTTCTGCCCACGCCTGGAACTGCTTATATTGCTTGGCGGCGGCAATCTGTGCCTCGGGGTAGACTTTTGTAAGGGTAGTATCCTTGCCTGCGGCTGTGGCGATGTTCTCATCTGTCATTTCCGCAAAGCCGTTGACTTCCCTGTTCAGTTTCGCCCGAAGTTCCGCAAGCTGCTGCTGTGCCTTTTCGCGAACACTCATGCGGTCTACATTGTGCTCATGCAACAGGTAGGTGTAAAACTCATCGGTCAAGCCAGCCTTTTTCGCCGGTTCAAATACCTGCATGAGGTTCTTATCGCCGATCTTCTTGCCGTTAAGGTCATACTGCCCGGCGCCGCCAATGGAATACTGCGCCGCCGCAGATGCCTGCCCGACATTGTTCGCTGCATACATGATTCTGCTGTCGCCGACTTCGTTCCCGAATCGCTCCAGCTCATCCTTAGTGTTGATCCACTGGCGCTTAAAGGTGCGCCAGTCTTTGGCGGCTTTCGCCTTAAAGGTTTCCTTGTCCTTCTTCGGCATTTCGGTCAGAACCTTGGCAACATCTTCCGTAGTGGTGGATTTCTGTTCCGCCGTCCTCAATCGGGCTTTGCTCTTTGCCCGATCCTCCCGCACCACTCGGTCAATGCGGTCCTGCGTCCTCCGCCGGTTGAATTCGTCCTTGGCTTCGGACAGCTTTTCGTTGTACTTGTCCCGCATCTGCAGATTGTTCGCACGGAGGTCGGCACGGTATTGCTTGGCAAGTGCATCATATTTCGCCATGAATTCTGCACGGGCCTTTGCTGCCTTCTCTCGCTCTTTAGCCGCTGCTATCTCGGTGAGGAGTTTCGTCTCTGCATCACGCCAGCGGTAATTCATCTTCGCTTCCGCAGTTGCCTGCTGGCGATAGTCAGCAAGCTGTTGACGGATGTTCTTCACCTCGGCTTGTGCAGCCTCCAGCTCATCGTTTGCTTTCTCGGTTGCTTCGGAAACAACCCTGTCGATGTCGGCCATGTACTGGGCATCTTCCATGAGGGAGTAGCGGATATCCTTGCTTTCGGTTGGAGCGGTATTGTCAATGTTCTTAAATTGACTACTGTCAAACGCCACATACACGGTGGCATTATCATATTTGCCCTCTACAATGTATCCGTCATAACCAAGCGTATTGCGTGCTGCCTCAAGAACAGCGCCGGCGCCTGCTCCACCGTTTGCAATCTCCGCAAGGATTTCGCTGTCGCTGCTGCTATAATCCATAGCTGCCTTTACAGTAGCATCCAGCGCCCGGTTATACCATGTTTTTGAAGGGTACCCAATACCGCCTGCAGGATCGTAATTCACAAGCACTTCATCACCGGTCGGGTCAACAGCCTGCAAAAGTTTTTTTACTTCTGCCCTTGTCAGCGTAATCTCGCTATCGCTCAACGGCTTTTTGATATCAAGATACCCCTCAAGGAGTTGTCCGCCATCCTTTTGGTAGCCCTCTGCCATCGGCTTGTAGTCAGTGAAATAGAAGCCTTGCCCCTCGGAGCTGCCATGCTGGGACATGAAATCGGTGGAAAACTCGGTGAACACCGCCGGGCTGCCGTGATATACAGGTTTCAACCTGCCATCTGCGTCAACGACTTTGGAGCCGAAGAAATACTCCCGCTGCTCGGCAGAGAGCTTTCTGCCATCGCTGTCGGTGTCCATGAGGGAGTAGCGAATGTCACTGTTGGAGTTATTGAAACGCTCGGAGAGGGGGATCACATTCCCAGCGTCATCATAAACAATGGGTTCTGCAGATTTCACCTGCTCGGAAGAGAACGGGATCCATACAGTATGACTTTCTCCACCGCCCTTGCCGCCAGTATCTTTGATGCCGTCATATCCAAGTTCTTTCAAATACGCGGTTACATAGTCAGGAATGGATGTCCACGCATGGGATGTTCCCGCTTCGATGTCAGAGGCAACGCGCTCCAAAAACTGTTCAGGTTCAACGCTGTTCTTGTCCCATGTGTCCGCGCCAGCAGATTCTCTTTCGTATTCACTAATATCCGTACTTTTCAACCACGCAGAAAGCCCATCATAAAATGTCTGCTCCACATTACTTGCATCAAACGGGTTTCTGATTTTCAGATAAGTTTCGTACACCTTCTCGTGCCGTGCGTCAGGGTCGCGGTATTCGACATCGTTTAGCCCCACAAGCCTCAACACATCGAGAAAATCTGCTTCACGATTATACAGGTCTCCGGTTTCAAGCCATGTGCTCACCAATGTGTTCAGCACATTGCCCTTGTTTCTGTTCAGCTCATACGCGTCATACGCACCGTTTCCATGCTGGGCAGCCGGATCATAAATTACTTTATCGTAATCTTCATCAAACCGAATGTGAGGAGCTGCATTTTTGATCTTCGTCCGTTCGGCCATCGGCAGGTATTTCCAAAGGTCACCAATCGAAAGGCTCTTGCCGTTTCTGGTCACGCGGAACTGTGTATAGTAGTCGCTGTATTCTTCGTCATACGCCAAAGATGTATCCGCCTTATCACGGCTGTACCTCTCCGCAATCTCTCTGTTATCCGTGAAGAACGCCATTGGGCCGGAAGTTGCACGCTCTGGGAGGAACACATTCCCGACGCGGTCTCCTCTGCTCGTCCCATGGAACGCTTTGATAGTATAGCCGTTTTCCTTTGCCGCTTCATCCACCAGCCGCTGGGCTTCCTGCATATTGCCACTTTCTACCGCCGCGGAATACTCGCTGTCCATTGCCGGGATATCCATAAGAGAATGTTTCCCGCTTGCATCTTCTGCGCTATTCTGCATAGAATAGTTATTGACAGCATCAGTGTCTTGTGCTACACTAATGGTGTCGAAGTCAACCGCTGTGTTCCGTCTGGGCAATTGGAGCCCATCTCGATGAAGCAGTCGGTTGGCTTCTTTTTTGCTATACCCTATGAGATTCCCACGAATCAACTGGTCTGCAATAAAATTGCGACTGTTCTCCTTCCCATAAAGGCTGGCAATTCTTGTGACCACATCAAATCCGTTATTTCTGCTTAAATGCAAAGCGACAACAACAGGGTTTCCACTGCTATCGGAAACAGATGTAACCACAACAGAGGAGTTGGGAACCGTGTCAGACTTCAAGAGAAGAACGGGCTTTTCTATCATTTCCGGAAGTTTGAGAATGACATCGTCAGAAAGCTCGTGACCGTGAGTATCAACGGTCGCCTTTCTCTGGGCCTTCGTTACAACAGACTGTGCCATCACAATTGGCTCATTCGCAAGACCAGCAGCTTGCAAATATTCCGATGTATTGTTCAGGTAGAACAAATCCGTCGGGCGCATCTTCCCAGCCTTGTAATCAGCAAACTGTTCTGCGAACGGGCGATTATTGCCTTTTACAGCCGCATCCATAACAGAGTAAGATATCTTTCCCGCTTCTTCCGCATCGCTCCTTGCTTCCATACCGTCAATCAAAGCCCGCTGCGATTCGGACAGCCTGTTGTAGGCTTCCTGTGCAGAGGGCTTTCCTTTTAGCTTTTTGAGGATACGGTTCAAGAAACCTTTAATGCCGGTGGCGGCTTCCGTATTTCTCGCGCCGATGTACTCCAACATATCCCGGCTGCCCAAAAGATCACCGCTGATATCGGCAGCGACTTCCTCCGCAGCTGCATTCGGGTCAAGCTCAATTCCATTGCGCTCGTACAGTTCGGTTTTGGCATTCATCATGCCCTTTACCATATCGGCATAGTCGGGGTTCTCTACCAGCGTATCAATCAGCCCGGAATACTTGCTATCAGCTACAAGGTCGTGAAACATCTCATGCCCGAAAGTAACCATCAGCGGATCGCGGGAATTGATGTTGACATAAATGGTGCCATCCGGTGCGCGATAGCCATTGGTCAGTCGGTACTGCCCATTGACCTGCACCGCACCCTCAAACCACACGATAGTCTTGCCAAGGTATTTCGCTGCATTGTTCACCTCGGCAACAGCTTTCTTTTTACTGCCGGGAATTTCAGCTTTCTTATAGCCGATCTCGGTATTGCCGCGCACATCGGTATTGGTAATCTCCTTGATACGGCGCTTGCCGTCTACATCGGTAATGGTGTTTTGCTCAACGGAAAGCCATCTTTCCTCGGATTCCCGCTGCATCTGCTCCGCCTGCGCCTGCATATCGACATCGAACTGGGCAGCAGCCTGTTCTCCTGCAGCAGCGACACGCTGGGCATATTCCGCCTGGGAGATCGCCTGTTTACCGGACTTCGCAATGTTCTGCGTAGCCACTTCGATAGCGGCAATATCCTGTGCTGTGTTTCCGCTGAACTGTACGCCGGTCAACTGGGAGAATGCCTGTCTTGCGGCAGGGTCGTTATTGATGCGAGCAGCTACGCCTTGGTTAGCTGCTACACCGGCAAGGGCGCTGTTGTAGGCTTTCTCTCCTGCGTTGGCAGGATTATCAACTGTGGGCGCAAAAGACTGCCCTACGCTATCCTCGGCTGTTTTAATGGATTGTGTGCGCTGGGCATCGGTAATAGCTGTTGCTACGGCTTGCGGAGTAGCTTCCACATTCAGCTTTTGGGCTGCCTGCGCCAGCGCATCCGCTTTGGAGACCATCGCCTTGATTTCATTGATGGAGACCTGGGTAATATCGTTCTGGATTTTGGAAAGGCCACTCTCGGCATCATAGGTGAGGTTTGCTTCATACAGTCTGCCCACCATTTGGTTGCTGGGGTTCTTCTGCACCTCCGCCGCATAAATGGCAGGTGCGGTGCCTGCGCCTTTCTCCATGCCCTCCTGCACCTGCTGCGCTACGGCAGCAGGGGAAGCATTCAGTGCCTTGCCTACACGGCTATATGTGACGGAACGCATCGCAGCGTTGCCGCCGCCAAATACACCGCCTGCGAGAGCGCCAAGGAGCATATCATAGCCGAAGTTGTCCATCTCGTCACTGTCGCCGGTGAGGGCCTTTTCAATGGCGTAGTTGATAACATCCTCTGCGCCCTCCTCAATGCCTTCGGAGAGAGCGTCCCGCAGCCACTTGCCACCCACGGAATTGGCGAGGTTATACAGGCCGGGGGCTTCCGTCATCAGTTTCTTGGCCACGGCCTGCCCGGCGGCAGACTTGCCCAGCGAGCCATACAAACCGCCAAACTGTTCGGTAAGCATGGAAGCGCCACCGGCAGCGGTGCCGAGTACGAATGCTGTATCCGTATTCCCGTACTTCTCATAGGCATCTGCATATTTATTGCCCGCAACTGATGCAGCCATCACGGGCAAACCGGAGCCGGGGAGGATCGCGTTTGCAACAAGGGACGGCACCATGTTCGAGATCGTATTGACCAGCTGCAGCGCTCCGCCCTCAACAGCACCAACGCTGGCTACATTCTTTTCGTGGCGCAGTTCTGCCTGCGTCTTATAGTCCGTGATGGGGATTTCTCTCTTATCGGCAAGCCCGGCCCGCTTTACGGCTTCGGTACCGCTTACGCCGCTATCCATCAATGCCTTGGCTTCCCATGCCTGCGCTTCCGGATTACCGGAAAGATACGAAGATGCTGCAGCGGCATACTGCCTCATGCTTTGGAATGCATTCTGCACGCCAGAAAGGACAGCATCGCCTGCCTTGAATTTATTCTCGTCCGGATTGTAGTCCTCTACCGCTTCCGCATTTCGCTGGTTCTTCCACTGGGTATAGGCGTTCTCGTACTCAATGGCAGCCTTGTTGGCAATCTTCTGCTGCTCCTTGGCCTGCTGCGGCATATTCCCAGCTCGCATATAAGCCCCGGCCTTAATTGCCGCGTCGTCCCTCTGTTTCTTAATCGCATCCAGCTGCTCCTTCATGGCATCGCTTTGTTTACTAGAAGAAGCCCCAGCAGGCGCAGCCTGTGTAGGCTGCGTGCTGGGGGAAGAGGGATTATATTGGGTAGCTTTCTTCACAGATTGAACAAGAGAGTCAATGCCGCTCCGCTGGTAGTTCTGCTCAAGCTCCGCGGCAGGCGATGCACCGAAAGATTTTTGATAGTTTTGTTCCAGCGTTTTTCTATCCATTTTTCCTCCTGTCATTCAAGTCCGAGAAGTCTTGCCGCCATTGAATCAGAATAACCGGCCCGGCGCAACATGTTGTAGGAGTCCTGCAAGGCGGCATTGTAATTTGGGTTGTCCTTTTTGGTGGTTTTTGTCTTTGCCTTCGGGGCCTTTGCCAGCCCGGCGGAATAGCTTGCCTGCGCATTCAGCTTTCCGCTCTGCGGCTCCCGGTTCGCCTGAATCATGTCAAGGTATGCCTGATTCACCGCATCGGAATAGGCGTTATCCGCATCGGCAAGGCTGCTGTTATAGCGGTTGTTCAGCCGGACATAGGAGCTTTCCGCAAGGCCGCCATTGATGCCCTCACGGGCCAGCTGCCCGGGGAGGTTCTTTAGCGCCATCTCTTTGGCAATGTACGCCCTGCGTGCATTGTCCTCCCGCTGCTGGGCCGCCTGTTTCTGCTGGGCCTCATACATCTGCTGGTTGTAGGCAAGCAGCTGGTCATAGGCAGCGGTCTGCGCATCCAGCTGCGCTTTCAGGCTCTCAAGGTATGCGTCCCGCTCGGAGGTGTCCGTCACTGTGGAGGAAATTGTCGGGGAAACTCCAGCCAGGTTAGCCTTTGCCGAAGCAAGAGCTCCGCCCTTTATCGCTGCATCTACAGCGCCCCTGCCGGGTCTACCAACAGAATCCGCAGCAGCGGTTGCTGCTCTACCTACATCGTACCCAATCGGTTTTATTGTGCGGTTGCTGCCGCCATCGTTTACAAGGGTTGTGTTCTTTCTCAGTGCCAAAATTACCCCTCCTTGTCATATGCCGCTGTGTCATACTGCTCCACAGCGGCTAAAATTCTCCCACGCAGCGCCTGCGCGCTGGCGTGTTCGGTTCTGTATTTTTCTTTGATGTCTTCCAGCTCGGCGACCAGCTTATCATAATCTGTCTGCGGTTTTTCTTCCTCTTTGTAGGCAACGCCGAACCAGTCGCATACACCTTTGCAGAGTGCCTCGGCAATGCGCTTTTTGTTTTGCACGATCCAAATAGCATCCTGCCCGTTATCATGGAATGCGATTTCGGGATAGATCGACAGCATGGGAGTTCTGCCGATCTCGTAAAACTCGTCCTTCTGATAGACCCCTCGGTGGGTGTTCCGGGGGTAAATCTCCATCAGTCTGCGGTAGACCATCTGACAGGCCCGGTCGCTGATGCCTCCGGCTCTGCCGTAGCGCAGGACAGTCGGCCCCTGCGCAGTCCCTTCTTTCAAGGTGGCCGTGCTGGCGTTGGTATGGATGGGCATATGGAGGTTGGATTTCCAAGCGATGCTTTCGGCTACTCGCTCCTGCATCGTCTTGTCTGGGGATGCGACCATCACATCAAACCCGCAGCGGGTGAGAGCCTCGGCGCAATAAGCGCCGATCTCTACACACACATCATGCTCGTACACGCCAGGGAAGCCGTAGTACGGAGCATGGGGAGCCGGTCTGCGTTCGGGGGAAAGATACACTTTAGGCATCTTTCACCACCTCCTCAAGAGGGAATTCCTCCTCTTTGACCTTTTTCACCATGCCGGTGGTGGCTGCGTCATATGTACCATTAGCAGCCAAAGCGACAATAACAGCGTTCAGCAGGCACAGCACCACGCCCTGTACCGTCAGAGCAGAGCCGTTAAAGGCTTCGGCTCCGATGAGGATGGCCACAGAGATGATGTAAGCAAGCAGCTGGGTGTTGATGTTCTTGAGGGGGGTCTGTTTCAAAAACTGGGTGATGATGGTGACCATCATGACTGCACCGGCATAAGTGCCAAGGGAAGTCCAAGTTACAAATTCGTTCATTTCCATTCTCCTTTACTTTACGAGGTTATTGGCGATTACAGCGACAACGGCAACAGCAATAGCTGCGCCGATACCGGTTAAAATAGACCGGAGGACAGCGTTCCAGTTGTCCCCCGGCTTTCTTTCCAGCGTCTCAAGGCGTTCGCCCTGTCTGCTCAATTCGGTTGTCATGGTCTCCATGTTGGTGGCCAAGCGGTTTACACTGTTGGCGATCTCGCCAAAGGCTTTCACGCTGTTTTCTAGGTTGTCAATCCGGTGGTTCTGCCGCCGGTTTTCATCCTCCATGCGCCTGGCAAATTCTTCGTGCACATCTTTGGGGAGGAAAATATCCATTAGGTTACCTCCTCAAAATACTGGCCTACAAGCTCGTGCGGCAGGTAATACAGCACGATGGTGCCGGTTTCATTCAAACGCTTGCAGAGGTAAGTTTTGCTGTCCTCCGGGTCGAGGTAATACTTGCCGTACTCGTATTCCATGCCCCTCGATGCCTGGATTGGGTCGTCAATCGTGCCGGGAGAACTGACATTGACGACTACCCACAGAGCAGGAACTACCGGAGGTTCCCAGTCTGCCTGCGAGGTGTGCGCCTGCAAGCACTTGTACACCTTGCCACCGTGTCGTCTGCGGTCACCCACCGCATACTTGGTATCAGCTTCCCATGGTAGGAACAGCATGGGGTTCTTTGCTGCATCAGCGTCTGCCATGGTGCCGGTCACGCTGTCAATGCTCGTCCGGATTTCCTGCGCCTGCTCTAAGATGTCATTCCGCATTGGCTGTTTCCTCCTTTTCTTCGGTTTCTACGCCAAGTGTTTGAAGAGCTGCTTTCAGCTGTTCCAGCTCTGCATCCTGCTTTGCTTTTACTTCTTTGGCTTTTTCTGTATAGTAGCCCATTTAGTTCACCCCCATAATGTTTAAGGCTTCTTGCATATCTGCTTGTACTAAAAGAGCTTCCTCAAGTGGTGTAAGGACTTCGGAACCATCACGATAAAATTTCCCGTCAGTGTAATCATCACCAATAGCAACAGGTTTATCTGTTTGTATAAGGTTCATCCCAGCAGCAATAAGGCTGTCTGCTCCACTCTTGTCGGCCGATATGATATTGGTTACTTTTGAGTTTTCAATTAGTGCGTACATGATTACACCTCCTTATGTAAAGCGGATGAGGATAACGCCGGAGCCACCTGCTGCACCATTATCATAGCTACTTCCATAGCCATAACTACCGCCTCCTCCACCGCCTCCTGTGTTTTCTACGCCACTAGCAGCTAATACAGGAGTTCTTGCATTTCTTTGACCAGAGTCAGCTCCATTGCCTCCTCCTCCAGAACCACCAATACCAGGTTTGTAGCTTATCGAACTATTTGTTCCCATCGCATCCCCGGCGCCGCCGCCTCCGGCGAACAACTCACCGTCTTGCTCTCCAAATGCTCTTGTAGTGGTTTTCTGTCCTACACCGACGGTGTTGTAACCACCACCATTCGAACCATCCGAACCGCCGTTCCCTCCTCCATGTGCGTATTCTTTTGATGGATAGCCTGAACCGCCACCAGAGCCACCATAACCACCACCTGCTAACTGGCCACTGTATTTGTTTGAAGATTTACCACCTTCTGCAGAAACTTCATTTATCGATGTCGTCCCGCCCTCGCCGCCAAACGCATTTTTTGCACCACCAGCGCCACCGGCACCGATAATGGCAGTATATTCAGTACCTTTGGTAAATGCAACGCGTCGTGTTTTTGTATATCCTCCGCCACCTCCACCTCCAGAATGGTAATAGTCATTTACGACTGATAGATTTGCACCATTTCCGCCGCCGCCTCCTCCTACAACGAATACATCAGCGTTACAGTCTTTGCTCAAGACCAAAATACCACTCGTTTTCAGCTTCAAAATGGGCTTTTCTTCGTTGTACCATTCCGCATTGCCAGTATAGGTGTAGTCGGGTACTTTGCTTCCTCCTCCACCCAATGTAATGGGATTTCCTAAAATACTCATATTCACCCTTTCCGGGGTGAGTATTTAGTTCACCCCTAATATATTTAGTGCGTTCTGCATATCTTGATAGGTAGAAGAACCATCAAGTTTTGTCCACTTGTTTGTGGCGGTATCGTACAGGTAAGCATCTTTCTGTACAGCCCACCCATCGGTATCGCCAACCAAAACCTTGATAGGGTATACACTTGCGGAAACATCCTTTGTGTTTAACGCCTTCCAAACAGCGCCATCAATATCAAGGGAAATTATCATGTTATTGTTCGCCAAAGGTGTTTGAGCATCACAGACATACAATCTTGACGAATACGGCATATAAATATGGCCATCGTTATAACACCAAGTATAATTTCTAGTCTCTAATTCTGTGGTTATCTGTTTTATTGGTTCGGCAGAAAAACTGTTTGTTGTTTGGTTATACTCGTATATTTTCCCGTTTGTTGCGACAACATACGATTTACCGGAATAGAAAAATGGAACGGAACTTCTATTCACAATTGCAACCTTATCTGACGGTACAGCCGGTACTTCTTTATCAGCGGAGTATGTGTCAAGATTGTATCTATAACCAAGAGCAGAGGATGGATATGGAGAAACAACTAAATTACTTGTTATCGCACATGGTTTTGCTTGTGCATAAACCCCTACTTCAGCAAAAATTGTTTTGAAAACAATCGTATCACTTGTTGTGTCGTAATACCTAATTTGATTTCCACCTTGTCCGTTAGAACCATATAGGTCATTTGATTGATAGTTACCGCCTGCAAGGATTAAATACTTGCCATACTTAAACAGCTTGCATCCGTCCCACCAAGGGCCGCCAGAAGATGTGGTGTACTGAATTTGTTCACTTGACCAAACATATGTTGTTTCTCTTGTTTGGATATTAAATTTTTGAACCATCGGCCCACCAGCTTGGTTGTAGCTTGGTGGATTCTTGAAGCCGCCAAAAATATATATATATGAACCATTCCGAATACACCATGGGATTGCAGTCACATAAACAAGCGTCTGCGCAATTTTACTGATAACTCCACTTGCTGTGATATGCCATATATTTTTGCTGGCTTTTGGGCCATAGCCAACCGTTCCTTCACCACCGCCGAAGCAATACCAACCACCATTACCATCGTCTGCAATTCCTGAATATTGAGGAATACTCGCTTGGTTTCCGTTCGTGTCAACGATATTGATTGTTTTAGAAGCGAAATCGCCAACATCAACACCAGTCTGTAACGAAATACTGCTCGGCTTTGTTGCCAATGGTACCCAGAGCTTGGTGGTATCAGAGGGAGGAGTTGCTCCATAGTCAATGTTGAGTTTTACCCCCCCCCGTTGGTAATAATCGGGTTACCGTAAATTACGCTCATGCAGATACCTCCGTGATGGTCACCTGAACCGAAAGATTGGCATTGGGCTTCTCTCCAAGCGCTTTTGCGGTAAGGGTGCCATTGTTGTTTTCAATCCAGATAGCGCTGGTGCCGCTGTCGATAAGTACGCCAAGGGCTGTTGCATCCATTTGGATGTCTACTTTGCTGTTGACGGTGATGCCGGTTATGGTTACCGTCTGAGAAAGGTTGCTCCAAGATGCAGTCGGTAAAGTGACCGAAGCTCGCTTGACCTTGCAAGCATTGATGGCAGCCTGCTGGGCGGTAGACACCGGCTTATTGGTATCGCTGGTGTTATCTACATTTCCAAGTCCGACCTGGGCTTTGGTCACGCCATGTGGGTTAGCCTTATCGGAAACATGGGTATAGGGGGCCTGCTTCACATTGTCCACATTGCTAAGGCCAACTTGCGTTTTGGTTACTTCGTGGGGGTTGGCCTTGCTTGCGATATGGCCGGGCACATCCGCCAGCGCCGCATTGAACGCCGTTTCCGTACCGGAATAGCCGCCCTCTACGGCGGTCTGATAGGCGGATTTACCATCGGCACCGGCTACGCCTGCGGGGCCTTGTTCGCCCTGCGGGCCAACGGGGCCTTGAATGCCCTGAATACCCTGCTCACCTTGGGGGCCAGTAGCGCCGGTAGCACCAGCCGGGCCGGTAGCGCCAGTCTCACCCTGTGGGCCTGTTGCGCCGGTATCGCCCTTTTCGCCTTTGTCACCTTTAGGGAGTACAAAATCGAACACCGCAGCGGAGGTAGTGCCGCTGTTGGTGACGGAAGCAGCAGCGCCGGAAGCAACTGTACCTATTTCAATGGTAGCAGCTGCACCGTCTGCGCCCTTTTCGCCAGGTGCGCCCTTTGGGCCTGTTGCACCTGTCGCACCAGTAGCGCCTGTGGGGCCTTGCTCGCCAGTGTCCCCTTTGTCGCCTTTCTCACCCTGCGGGCCTTGTTCCCCCGCAGCGCCAGTAGCACCGGTAGCGCCAGCTGGGCCTTGCTCGCCTTGTGGCCCCTGTACGCCTTGCGGGCCTTGCGGTCCGATGGGGCCTTGCAATGCGCCAACGCTTACCCAGTCATTGGCCGTCTCGCTATAAATGTAGCACTCGCCGTCCTCCTGCACATAGTACATCTTGTTGTTCCCGGCGGGGATCGCGTTTTTCAGCGCTGCCAGTGTAGGATAGCTGTCCTCGATATACAGGCTGGTTCCATCTTTACCGGCAGGGCCTGTCGGGCCTTGCGGTCCCATAGGCCCCTGCGCTCCAGTAGCGCCGGTAGCGCCTGTTGCGCCAGTATCACCTTTGTCTCCCTTTTCGCCCTTTAAGCCACGCGGGCCAGCAGGGCCTTCTGCACCTGTCGCACCTGTCGCCCCGGTTGCGCCTGTGGCTCCGGTATCGCCCTGTTCACCCTTGGGGCCTGCGGGGCCAGCCGGGCCTTGTGCGCCGGTTGCGCCTGTTGCACCACGGGCACCGGTTGCACCGGTATCACCCTTGGGGCCAGTATCGCCTTTATCACCTTTGGGGCCGGTAGCGCCTGTGGCGCCGGTAGCACCGGCAGGACCCTGTTCGCCTGTTTCGCCCTTGGGGCCCTGGATGCCCTGTACGCCCTGTAAGCCTTGCGGGCCTCTCGTACCCTGTGCGCCCTGCTCGCCCTGTACGCCCTGCGGGCCCTGCGGTCCTCTCACACTGACGGCCTGCGGGGCAATGGCGGTATCCTGAATGGTGAAGGACATAACGCCGCTGGCATCTACATAGGGAACAATAACGGGGCCTGTCAGGCCTTGGTCACCCTTCGGCCCCTGCTCGCCTGTGTCGCCTTTCTCGCCCTGCGGGCCGGTATCGCCTTTCAGGCCGGTAACAATGGTTTCGGAACCATCATCGGTTACTGTGCCATTGGCGAATTTCAGGCGGCTGCGCTGCGGCGCTACTGTGCCATCCGGCGCTATGATGATGTGGCCGGAAGAACCGGTGGCTTCCCATGTCTCGCCGTCATTGCTGGTTTCCAGCACCTTGTCGCTGTTCAACCGGATGTATTTCACATTGCCGGTGATGATGCGCTTGGCCAGCTCCGCCTGTACGGTACTGGCATCACCATTAATATCTGCTGCGCCCATATTGCTGGCAGCCGCCAGTGCGTTCAGGGCATCAACAAGGCTGTTATACGCAGGAATGACGACCTCACGCACCACAGCCTCTACGGAGAATTGCATTTCACTGACGGAAAGGTTCGGGGTGGTGTCCTGCCCAATTACCCCAACCCTGTTGCCGTCACTATCGGTAAATACTGCATCCGGGGTATAGGGATTGCCGTCGGATGCTTTGATCTTTTCAAACATAGCTTACCCCCTGTACTTTCTCGTTTCTCGGTACTCTACTGCGATGTTCTCGATGCCGAAAGGCTCCGCATTGCCATTGGAGAAGCGGAACCGCACTTTATCAAGGTTGCGCATATCCAGCTTTCTGCCCAGCACCTTCGGAGTTGCATCGGTACTCCATGTCCATTTCGACCAGTCTATATTCTCCCATGAGAAGAAACGGGCAGTTCTCGCATCGGTCAGAATGGAGATCCATTTGCCGCTGCACATCGCATAGGCGTTTACACTGGTGCGCACAAAAGCGGACAGCCTGCAGGCCATGTACCGGAAGTGTTTGCTGGAGTAAAAGGTCTTGCCATCGATATCTGGGGTTTCCCACTGGCACCCTACTGGTGTGTATGTCTCCCCGTCCATCGTGTCGTTGTAGGAGTTGGGAGCGGTCTCATCGGTATTGAATTTGCATACTTTGCCGTCCGCCGTACCAAAGAACAGTTCGCCGTTATCATCCCAGATCACCCTTGCGGGTATTCCGGTCAGATAAAAGCACTCGTACTGGTAGTTGGAATACGGCTCCCCATCCTCGTAGTGCTTTTGCAGCAGGTCAAGCACATACACGCCAGCACCGGCCGCAATGAAATAAAAGTCCTTGTGTAGGCAAGCGTAGGCATCGGCGATATTGCTTTCCGAAAGGAGCTTCGGATTGATATAAAAGCTGCGGCTCTGCACATAGCGCTCGCCGGTCACATCGGATGCGGTCAAGGCAAATATGCCGGTGGAGGAAAGGAACAGCGGCTCGTTATCGGTCGGCACAAAGCTGTGCGGAGCGATTGCGCCGTGCCCTGTGATGACATTTCCGGTCTTAAAGGCAAAGGTCTCCATGCTGTTGCCGAGATCATCGGTCTCCGTTACCGTGGAGCCGGTGCGCACATACACCGCGCCGGTGGTTCCGCTCTTGTGGGCCGCTATCCTGTCGCCCACGATGGAGTAGCCTACGATGCGCTCGCTGTCCTCGCCCAGTATCGAATAGGATAGATCGGAAAAATAGGAAAAATCATTCTGCGCCGACCAGAAGTCACGGTTCTTAAAGTTCGGATCGCCGGTCACAAATAGCCGGGTGCCCGTCTCGCCATACACAATACAGGTATCGCAGTTCGTAATGCGGCTGCGGCTCTCGCTCCTGTCCTTGGATGCAGTGATATATACATTGTCCGCGCCCTCCAAAGGGGATTTACCCGGAGCGGCTACGAATGTCACGGTGCCGCTGGTGCGGTTTACAGTAAAGTCTGTAGTCTCCACCTTGTCTACGAAGGAACCGTCAGATTGCAATATCTTTGCCGTTACAGGCGTTGTATCCAAATTTTCAAGGGAAAGTTGGAATACTGTTGCTGCTGCGGTCTTATCTCCTACATAGAAAGATTCCGTCCACTTATCCGACATGAGGTTGATATCCTCATAAGTTGTTCCGCCGGTACCATCCGGATTTTTATTGATAACGATGCGCGGCACATAGGCGCTGTCCGATACATTAGCCACGGTAAAGGTGTCGCCACTGTGCGTTACCTTGTAGTAGTGTGCTCCATCCAGCAGGTACAGCGCTTTATCAAAGTTCTTGCCAACCGAAAAGGCATCTTTCATGGCGGAAGAGATCAGCGTATCGCCTGCATACAGTTTCGTGCCCGCATGGATGATATCTGTCCCATCCAGAGAGAACCGACCATTGATACGGCCATCGTATACCGCCGTTTTGGCAAAGCCAAGGCGCTTTCTCACGCGGCCGGGGGAGGAACGGATCATGTTCTCGCAGTTGGGGCTTCTTCTTGGGTCGATATTGGTTGCGCCGCTGGAAAAGTCGCAGCCATAAAAGTCGTTAATGACCATGGCATTGGTCTTTGCCACATCAGCGCTGGGGAGTTTTGCCGGGGAATATCTCATTTGCTCCCCTCCTTACATCATGAATACGGTTTCAATTACTTGGTGTTTCTCGGTGTCCTCGTCCGTCATAGCGCCTACCATCTCTGCAAAGCGTCCGGTGAGGAACTGATTCAGCGCCAGTGTTTCATCAATGCCGCTTGTGGCATCAATGGCCAGCCGAAGCGGAATCAGCGGAACCGCCTTGGGCTCCACCTCTATCTCGGTCGCACCGGAAGTGCCTGCAAGGGTGGCGTGCCGGTGCTTATACTGGATATCGAACTGCCCGCTGTAATGGTACGGGATCGCAATATGGTATTCATCCAGCCGCCGGTAGTCGGAAAAGTCGCGGAAAGCCACGCCGTCACCGGAGAAAAGGATTTTCACCATGCCGTTCATCTGCTGGGGCAGCTCATACGGCACCCATGCTATGTGCTCCGGGATTTCTACCAGCGGGAATGCATAAAACGCAGCGTTTCTTACCTGGAATGGGTACTGCGATTCCAACTTGATACTGCCGTTAAAACTGCCGGAAAGCCGTTGGAACTCAGGAGCGGTAATCTGCTGCCGGGCCCCATCGATAGTCGCTGTTAGAACACCGCAAATTTCAAGCGTGTAGGCTTTTGCATCACTGTTGGTAAACTCGTAGGTATCACCGGGATAAACCGTCTTAGCTTCAAAATGGGAGCCCTCCATGCACCGAGGCATGTTCTGAACGATGCTGATGGATTCGATCAGCGGGAACTGCGATTCCACCATTGCAACAGCACCGTCCAGCAGGTGCTCCATTCTGTCCTTGTAGTCGGCTATAAATCCGTTGCTTGCGGCAGCGCCGTTTACGGTGGCTTCATCTATCCACCGCAGCGCACCGTTGATGGCATCGTTCTTGTTCATTCAATCACCCCATGTACCCTGCTTCTTCAAGGATGCGGGCGACTTCTTCGGGTACATCTACCCATTCGCCGCGCTTGATCTGATAGGTATAGCCGTTGATGCATACAGGCACTACGACATCTTCTTTGTTCAGCTGGTCCTTCGGCAGGCGGATGCGTACCTTCTTGCCCTTGGCAAGTTCCTCGCCTGTCTCTTTCTCTACGATCTCTCCGATCATGTCGGGATTGTCAGCCTTTTTGATGTTAGCCATATTAAATCCTTTCTGTAAAAGAAGGGAGGGGCGTTACCCCCTCCCTTGTATTTGATTAGGCAGAAGCCATGGACTGAATGCAAACCATCGCCAGCTCCTGCAGACGAACAGTAACCGCCATTGCTTTCCAGCCGACAGTGGCGCGCTGGTTAAGCGGATCCTCGCTGCCGGCAGAGCCGGTGGGCTTGATGATGATTTCGGGCTTGGAGGAGCCGTTCACATCGACCACGCCGTAAGCGTCCTTGCCTACGATAAGGGTCTTATGCAGGGTACCCGCAGTAGCGGTCGTTGCATCGGTGGGGCACATGGTGGTCAGGATGAAACGGACACCATGGATACGGCCGATCTCGCCCTTCATGATGTTTTCGGCGCCGTTGTACTTAGAGATATCCTGCCACAGGCTGTCGTTCTGCAGGTCGTATGCTACATTGGGATCGCAGAAGCCGATGTAATAGCCGCCCTCCAGGGGCTCGGCGTTGTTGTTGCGCAGGGTGCGCACCGCTTTCTTGATCTCCTCGCTGTTTACCACCTTACCGGCGGCAATAGCGGCAGCGGAAGCAGCGCCGCCAGCAAACTGCTGGGAAGTACCCTTGAAGATAACATCCGCGCAGCGGGTCTCCAGGGTCTTGGCGGCGTTTTCTCCCATCAGCGCAGCGGACTCTGTCAGGACGGGGTCGATGCCTACCATGCTGATCTTGTCAGACAGGCGGACCCAGTTGCCCTCCTGCGCCACGGTAGCGGTCACAGCGGTGATGGACAGGTTGTCGCCGTCAGGGGTCACGCCCTCGGTCAGGGATGCCGCAGGGACATCAAGGGAGTTGAAGCGGCGGAAGTTGATGGTGTCGCCCTCGTTCTTCGGCATGGGGCGCTTCTGGCCGTACTTGAGGAAGGTCAGATTGGGCAGCAGCCGGGACAGCAGGGTGCGGTCGTAAAAGGTTTTCTGTTCAGCGGTAAGATTACCGTAAGTCTGGGTAGTAGTTGCCATAGTTTTATACACTCCTTAATTTTTTAATTCCCCCCGGAGTGCAGCTTGATACAGCTTTTCAAAGTCTTTGTCCGACATCTTCATGTAGTCGGCTTCGGTTTCGGGGCTTTCGCCCGTCAATGCTCCGGGAGATGCTTGTGCGTTGTTGTTGATTCTTCGGAGCGTGTCTTCCTTTGCCTTGTTTGCAGCATCGTTGGCGAGGTCAAAATAGCTGTTCGCCAAAATTGTATTGAACGCTGCATCAACGCTGCAGGGCGTCCCCTGCTGGGTGCAGTAGTCCATCAATTCAACCACTTGGTCCTTGAGTTTTGTGAATGTCTGCCCTCTTACAGGGTCAGCCTCCAGCTCTCTCATGCGCTCATTGCTCCGCAAGCGGGCAATCTCCGCTTCCAAGGATTGATTCCGGTAAGCTGATACGGGGTCGGTTTGGCCGTCCTCGTCCAGTCGCTGCATCGCAACAAAGGCTTCATACTCCGCCTTTGTGGTGATGGGCCTGTCATTGTCATAATGATTGGTCAGGCCCATGCTGCGGATAAAGTCGTCCACGCTCTTTTGGGATGCTTCTTTGATTCTCCGTGACACACGCTGTGTCTCGGTCGGTTCTTCCTGCACCGCAGGTTCTTCCTGCTCGACAGGCTCGGTTTCCTCTACTGCGGGAGAGGAGTCGATATCTTCAACGATATCTTCATTGGCAGCAGTCATGATTTCTTCGTCCATAAATTCCTTTCTGTGGCGAGGTTCGGTTTGTTCCGTTTAGCAGCCACTTAAAAATTGGTTATCCCTCCAAGGGGTTGGTCACATAGGTCGGTGTTCTGTTGGTGCATTTGGGGTTCTTGCACTCCAGCTGCAGCTTGATAAACGCTTTTGTCTCTGTGGTTGGGGAGGTATCCCCGGTGAATGTAAGGTATTTGCCGGTGATCCTCATTTCGGCTTTACAGTTTGGGCACAGCATTGTTGCCACCTCCTGTGAACTTGTCCATGACGGTCGGGGCCTTTGGCACATCCGGCAGCGGAACTCCGCCAATGCCGGAAACGCTCTGTACGCCGTTCACTTCTTCCTCCGGAACGCCAGGCATTCCCATCGCTTGCGGCTGGGTTTCCCGCATTCGCTTGAACTTCTCCTTGAATGGAGCTACATTCGGGTCGGACAGCTCGATGTACTGGTCGATGGAAATGTCTCCTCGGTCAAGCATCTTGTCCAAGGTGGCCTGTGCCAGCACCGCAGAATATTCGGAGGAGGCGCCGACATCCACCTGCAGGTCAAAGTCGTACATGGCGTAGTCAGTACCCGTAAATGCTCTGCCTGATACCTCGTCCCCCATCTCAATGACGATTTCCCGCTTGTCGGAGCAGTATGTTTTGAAAAACTCCATCCAAATGCGGCCGATCTCCTTAACTGCGTGCCAGTATCTGCGCTGGATCTCGTTGACAGGGGTCTGCGCTTGGTTCTGCAAAGCGATGATTGCGGATGCTGCCATGTTTGCACCCAAGGACTCGCCGGTCGTTACCTCGGTCGTACCGGTCACCACGCGGGTCAGGTCGATCATGTCGTTGCTGACCTGCGTAGCAGCGGACGAAAACGCAGGAGGCTGCAGGTATGATATCCCGCCGTTGGAGTAATCGGTGACGATTTCCCCCGGCTCGTTGGTCAATGGCTGTCTGATTGCACCGGGCTTTGCCACGATCTTCGGGAAGCCCATCTGCTGGATGGCCAGCGCCTGCATCCCATACATAAAGTTGATGAGCTTTTGGTTGGGGATAAGCCCCTCGATTTCGCCGATGCCGTAGAAACAGGCTTTACGCAGTTTCCAGTTGAGCGCCGCCACAGGGTACAGCTTGATGCGGACGGGGCTGCCCTGCGGGGTAAGCGGTACTGCCGTGCATATCTCCACGCTGCGGGTCGCTTTGTCAAATACGACCTCACCGTTCTTGCGGTAATACTTGGTCAGCACCGTGACCTTTTCGTTTTCCTTTCCGTCCAGTTCGATTCTCTCGGCCTGATAGGTGCTTGCATCCTCAAATTCATCGGGGCAGATGTTTGCGACCTTTTCTGCCGGCAATCCCCTGTCCTTTGCCATCTTGCGTACAGCGCCCAATTTGAGACGCTGGGCGATGATGAGGTAGTCCTGCTTCTGCACATCCCGGAGCTGCGGGTTGGCTACAAAAAAATTGAGAGCATCCACGGTTTCCCCACGAAGCTCCCCTACATATTTGTCGCCTGTTACGCTGGTGTCCCAGTAAAAGTGCCAGATGCCTGTGCCGTTGGTCGCTGCATCGTCACACGCCTCGTTGCACAGCTTGTCCATGTCGGCTCTGTCCCAGATCGTCCGTGCGTACTCGGTGCAGTTCTCGGCGGCGTCCTGGTGCATCTGGTCAATGATTTCGTTACCGCTGGCGCTGCCCTGTCTGTAGACGATGCTGACAGGCTGGTCAAGCACGCTGGAGCGCTTGCTGCGGACGATCATGTCCACGATGTTAAGGACGGGTCTCGGCAGGTTTTTGGTGCGCTCTGTTGCTTGTGGCCACTGGTCGCCCTCCTTAAATCGCACAAAGGTCGGGAATTTGGTGCTAAAGCCCATCTTGTTGTGGTACGCCACACCCTCTCGGTATAGCGTCCACAGGGTTACATCACTCATATCAATCCTCCGGGCCGTTAAGCCACTCGCTGAATATCTTTGTTGCATATTGCTCCTGTGCCGTCTGGTCGTCCCCTAACGCCCACAGGATCAGGCGTTTGAGCCATCGTCTTACCATACCTGATACCCTCCTTGTTCTTCTGGCTGCCGCAGCTCCGGCGGCAGCTTGTACTTTGTAACCGGCGGCTGTCCCGCATACGGTCTCCCGCTGCAAAAATACCTGATGGCATCAGGTGCATGGGTCAGCTCGTGCGGCTCGGTCGCTACATCGTTAGGCTTGTGGTCATCATACTGGACCATCGGCAAACAGCGGATGACCTGCTTACAGTTGCGGAAAAACCGAAGCCCTGCAATCCTCGTCTTGTCGCCGGTTATGATATCTCTGCTGTCCCTCGGCTTGAGCCACTCGTGTACATCCTGCCAGCCGTTAATGCGGTCGTTGTCCACTTTAACCAGCGGGATGTCCTGCTCCATAAATATGTCCGCCACGCTGCGGCCTGTGTCATTACGCCTGTTCCACAGGTCGGGCGGTGCAAGCCATTGCTCTATCTTGTCGTCCCCGTTGGCCTCCTTGATCCGCATGGCGGCATCCGATGCAATCAGCCCTGACTCATAAATCTCTCGGTACACATAGCCGTTGCCCTCGCCGTCAATGGCGATCCAGTATCCGGCCAACATATCAAGGCCGTAGTCCATTGCAAAGTAGCGTCTCCACCAATCTGGTATCTCGATGGGGTCTATCACATGGATATCGTCACGCCACTCGGCAAAATACTGACCTGCAAACACATTCCAGTCGCCATCCAGCCATGCTCTCCGCATATCCTCCGGTAGGGTCTCCAGCATCCGCACATAGTCGGGGTCCTTATCCACCAAAACCGTGTTGTCGTACACCTTTGCGGCTATAAACTCGTAGTCATCGGGGTTTTCCGATGCCGTGTAGTCACGGTCTACAAACAGGCGCTTGACCCACGCATGGCCGACTCCGCCGGGGTTGCAGGTCAGGTACATCCTATGCGGAAAATCGTTGGCGCCACGGTTACTGGCCACAAGGCAGTTATACATATACTCCGTAAACTGCGTAGCTTCATCGATAAAAATTATGTCGTACTCTTGTCCCTGATACTGCAATACATCAGCCTCGGCCGAGCAGTATCCAAAACGGATACGACTGCCGTTTGGAAATATCATGGCCTTTTCCGAGTCCCGATAGGTTGCTATATCGGGTTCCAGCACCTTTCGCAGCTCCAACACATGGTTTTGCCACAAATCAGCATATGTCCGGCGCAGGATCAGTATCTTGATGCCGCTATAATTAACGGCAAGCATGGTGGCCTTTGCTCGCACCACCCAGCTCTTACCGCCGCCTCTGGCACCGCCGTAACACACCCTGCGCTTTTCCGACAGCAAAAACTGCTCCTGCTTGGGATTCGGTGTGCCTAAATTGACCGTCATTTGGCGTACTCCTTGCCATTGCCCAGCACGATCTCGATTTTGGGTATCTCGCCACCCAGATCAATCGGCTGATTGGCCTTGCCGTATACACGATCAAGTACGGTTTCTGCGCACTTTACCCGCGTTTCGGTTTTCTCATTTGTGTTGTTGAGGGTATCCACCAGCAGCTTAACTGCCGCAGGAGTCGCCGCTTTCAGCATCGCTTTGGCGTCTTCGGGGATTTTCGCCCTCCCACTTGGGTTCCCACTCTGCCCTTTTTTCCATGGGCGCAGGTTCTCTTTGCTTTTCGCACTGCATCCACTGGCCATCTTCGGCACCTCCTTTCAAAAATTCATCCCGCCCTATCCCTCCCGGTGTCTACTATGCCGGGCTACCAATTATTGTTACCAAACCGTGGTTATCCGCTTAGTGCCTGTCTTGTTCCCGCACAGCAGGAGCGTCTGCGGCTGCTCATGGTCGCTCTCGCTGCTGGGCAGCAGCATCTTCCGGGCTGCGTAGCCTCCGTACTGCTGCCATGCGGTACAGCTAACCACTACCAGCTGCTTGGTGCGGATAACATTGTTGTTACTGTCCACCACGATCTTTTTAGGCTTACTGATGGTGCCTTTGTGGGTGTGGCCAACAATCAGAGCGTCAATGCCCTCTATGGTGTAGCCGAAGCGCTCATTGCGGTTGACCGTTGCACCGGTGTAAATGCCGCCGCCGGAGCCATGGGTAACAGCCATCGTATAGCTGGTGATAGGGATATCTCTTGTTACCCTGCGCCCAATCTCCAGTTTGAGGAATGCTATGTCCTCGGCGTAGTAGTCCTCCATGTCCAGCTTGCACATGATATCGCCCATAATGTCTTGGTCGGTGTCCCTGGCTGTCCTCGCTTCGTGGTTACCGGATACCGCGCAGAGTATCTTATCCTTGATGGGCGTTAGCATTTCCACCATCACCTTTTTCTGCTCCCGCGGGCGGATATAATCCTCAAAGGGGCTTCCCACCGCGTTCCGGGTATTGTTGTTGATGAGATCGCCGCCAAGGATGAGATAAGCATCCTCCCGCTCTACCCGGCGGCAGAATGCTTGCCAGCCCTCTTTATCATGTAGGATGCTGCCCAAATGCACATCAGATACCGGATATACCTTGATGGTGTCGCTCTGCGGGATTTTGCGGACTATTAAATCCATAGGTATCCCCTCCTTTATGGCATAAAGAAAGAGAGCGCCTTTCGGTACTCTCTGATTGCTTTTGGTAAGGCAGACTATTGCGAACTTGCGGTCTGCCAGCGCGGCACCTTTTTTACGAAGGTCATGTATCTTCGGCCGATGGGATAACGGGGCATCGGCGACACCGTAAAAAGGAGGTAAAACATGAAGGTGGAGCACCCGATAGGGATTGAACCTATAACCCGCTGCTTTCAAGCAGCCGCTCTACCATTGAGCTACGGGAGCAGATTGCCGGGATTAGGGGCCCGGCTCCCCACCAGGAGGAATGTCAAGGGAAGTCTGTGTTTTACCACGCTATCAGTATACACTGTATATGCATCTTATTTCTGCCATGTTTCTGCCATCTTTACAGCTCCGTCAACCCATACCGGCAAAGGGCATATCTCATCAGCGCTTCGTCCTTATCCCGGTACACCTCTCGTTCACTCTCATTGAACTCCTGGCAAAGTCTCTGTATGTAGCCATATTCCCGGCGGATGTAGAACAACTCAAGGATGCGCCGCTGCTTTCCCGTCAGGCAGGCCAGTCCTTTCTCAACCTGGGAGGTCTGCCACTTGACTACCGCAAGGTTTGCCGAGAGCGCATCCCGGCGGGAGATTGCGTTAATCAAATGATCTTCCCGGCCGCAGCCACCGCCCTTTACTGGTGTAGCATCGCTGGTAGCAGACCGGATGCCGTCCATCTGCTCATTGTAGCGGCGGATTTCTTCCGGCAGGCTTTCCAGTGACCGGAGCTTATAGCTATGGCACTTCAGCTCGTCAATGCAGATGCGCTTGTAGTCAATCATGTTTCTCCCTCCTCCGGCTCAAGCCCCGTGTCCTCGTAGGCGGCGAGGCGGTCGCAGATTATGTCGTCAAGCAGGCAGTCCTTGATTTTGCACCCAGCACCGATGCACGGCTCCTCAAAGCAGCGCGGGTAATATGCGCGTCCTGTGTCACTTCTTCTCGTCAGTCGTTCCATTGTTCTCCTCCTCAATTTTCATAAAACAACCCCAAAAAGTTTGGCTTTTCTTCCCGCTGTGGTGTCCAAATAGAGGTTTCTCACCTATCGCGTCCCAGACATCACCAGCCGGTATCTGTGTTTCTGCCCACTTGAAAATCAGCACGCCGTCCGGTTTCAATACCCTCATACATTCGCGGAATCCATCATGCAGCATCTCTTTCCAGTTCTCTCCGAGCTGTCCGTACTTCTTCCGCATCCACGCATTTTCTCCAATGCGGCGCAAATGCGGTGGGTCAAAAACGACAAGAGAAAATGTGTTGTCCGAAAACGGAAGATCCGTAAAATCGCACTGTATGTCTGGATGCACAATGCATTTCCGTTCTGAATCATGCTTGGTGCTACTCCAAACACCGGTAAACTCCTCATCGCGCACATCGCAATAAACCGCCGCCGGGTGTTGCTTATTAAACCATATCGTCCGAGAGCCGCACGTTACGTCAAGTATCCTTTTCTCCATTGTTCTCCTCCTAACATCCAGTCCCAACGCCATAATCGGGATTATTGGCAATCTTTGCAGTTTCGTCTGCGGTCAGCGTATGGTTGCTTGCAGTGTATGTAACGGGGCCTTTGCACCTGTTCTGACACGCCAAGCACTCGCAACGGTTACAGTTACTTGTTGTATTCTGACGGAATGGACAGCGATAATTAAAGCAGTCCATCACTCTATCTCCTGACTTGCATAGCCCCGAATCTCCGCCGTAACTTTTCGACAGTTACTCTTATGGTATTCATCGAAGTAAGGGCACTGTTTTCCGTAACACTCTGCAAACTCTTTGTGGTTATAGGTTTTTCCGTTTTTACAAAGGCTCTCTTCATTTACTCTGTATGGGCACTTCATTACTCTACCTTCCTTTCAGCTTCACTCGGTAACACAATTTTCCGCATCGTTCACAGATTGCATAGTTTGTATGGTACTTCCCGCCGTGCCGGTCGCTTCGGCGGCGCGACACCTGAACATACGCATACTTGTTCAGCTTGTGCATACCAATTCGGCAAAGAAGCGGCTTTTTCATCACTCTACCTCCTGCATCCAGAACTCACGACGACAGTCTTTACACCGTTTTTCTGGATGCCTACACCGCCACTCGCTCTCTCTATAATCAGGAGAAATAAAGCTCGGACAACATCGCAGTACACCATATTCATCAATATCAGCCTCAGGCCAGTGCTCAAGAAGTACGCTCTGCCTCGTCTTGCGTGGATGCGCAGCAGACCATTCCTCGACTTCTTTTACAACATCCTCGGCGCAAGTACTCATGTTGAATAAGCTATATTTCGGGTTCTCCCCTGTCACAGCAAACATTCTTCTGCGCTCCTCGACAAACTTCACAGCATCCATGTTATCCCTCCTTTACCGACAAAGTGTCGTTTCTAACCACGCCTTTACCACAGGAAAAATGCGGTTGGACGACCCCGGATATGTTACATTTGGAACACTCTCCATAACAATCTGAAAACATAAGATACTGGCATTGCCAACATTCTATTTTGTTTTCGTCCATTTCCTCGTACCGGCACACGCCCGGATGGTTTACTACGGGGCAAAAATCTGCAACCGCCGGGCAATCGCTGTTTACACAGACTTCATCTTTCAGCCATTTACACATCATTCTACCTCCTTAGCCATCAGCAAATCCTTGTAGTCCAGCAGCAGCGCCCATATCTGCTCCGCATCGTCATGGTCGATGGTGACTGCACCCTCTGCGTCAACGGCAGCAGCCAGCCTTTCTATGTCCCGGATTACTTCGTAGTAGTCCTTTACGGTCATTGGCTCACCCTCCGAAATTCTCAAGGTAATATTGCTTGCAGTCCTGCCAGCCCTTGTAGTAGGCTGCCTGCTCACGGCGTTCCTGTTCCTCTGCGGTCATCTCCGCCTGGGCCACTTCATCCAAATGATTCAACCTTTCGGCCGAAATAGCCGATAGAACCATTATGCAGAAAGCAGCTAAGATTATCGTAACTGCCGCTGCCGTCCGGTTCCTCATAGCGAATCCCTCCTAAATCCGAAAAATGTCTTTATTTGCGGCAGGGTCTCCAGCCTGTGGCCATCTACCGTTATCAGCGCTGCGTAGCCCCGGCCTATCCAGCCATCGTGCCAAATCTCCCTGGCTTCGAAGTAATCCACGCTCTCCCGTCGCTCTGTTGTTTTGCCGCAAACCCTTATCTCGATGTCGATTTTCCCATCCCGGCGCTTTATCCAATTCTTGGGGCGCTTATACTTACCGGATGCCGCCGCATCCTTGTAGCATTGCTTGGAGCAGTACTTTTGTCCCGGCTGGCCGAAATAGTCCTTCCCGCAGTATTCGCATTTCTTCGGCTCTGCTTTTTTCATACTGCTTTTGCGGGCCCGGATGCTGTCCATGGCCTTTTGACACTCCTTGCAATACAGCTGCCTGGTGTTGGTGCTGCCTATCGGCCCTCCGCATCTCTTGCAGGGCCGGTTTGGGTCTCTCTTGATTCCATAACGAGACAAGATTTGGGCCACAGAGCCGTAATCAAGATCGAGAATTAAGGCAATCTCCCTGTTGGTCTTGCCCTCCCGCACCAGCTGCTCCAGGAACTCCGGGTCGTTTGAATTAGAACAGTCGATTTTGGCGTTAGGAGACGCTTTATCGTATGACATCATAACTCACCACCTTTTCCTGCTCGGCCATCTCTGCGCGCATTTTTATGGCTTTGGTGACAGCGTTCCAGCGCTTGATAAATTCCTCGGCACTTTGTCCCTCAAAAAGCGGATTCTCCCGCTCTATTTCCGTTCCGTATTTACCCATTGTGTTACCTCCTCTATGTCAATTTCAGTTCTCGGATTTTTTGGGTCATATGCCCCACGCAGCCGCAGCTCGACATGGTCAAAGCTATCATCGGCGATTACTCCCCGGTGTACCAGCCCGTCCATCAGCATCTTGCCGTTGTAATTGTCTGGGTCGTGCCTGTGCCTGGTTGGAAAGTAGTAGGTGATGGTCACCACCGCCTTGCCCATTGGTTTGCACTTGGGGCAGTATGCAACAAACAGCTGCAGCCAGCGCTGCTTTTCCGCTCGGTAGTCCCAGGTATTTGCCCGCCCGGCGTACTTGTTCAGCGATGGCGGGATTTCTGGGATAGTGATTTTCACGCATTCTCCTCCATCATCCGCTCCGCCAGCGCTATGTCATAGCTGGGAAGCTGCTTTACCTCTGCCATACCTGCCAGCTTTTCCCGGATATCCGCAGGCAGGGCTTGCATTTTGCGCTCGCTCTCCTGCCTTGCCCGGTAGCTGCGCATAAAGTTGGACTGCACCACGCTCTGCACTGTCCCGGTGTCCATGCTGGCCCATTCCCGCAGTTGGGATGGGTGTCCTACCAACCGTTGTAGGTTCTCCGGCAGGGCTGCAAACTCTTTCTCGCTGTTGTAGCCGCTGTTCCGCAGGGCCTTTGCAATCAGCGCCCATGCCTCCCCCTCGGAGAGTTCCGCCGGTCTGCTGATCTCCCCGATGCTGGCTATGATAGCCCCAATGTGCGGAGGGAACCCCTTGCGATCACTGGCAATGTGTGTCTTAACCGCCGCCGCTACAAGGTCAGCCGGGTAGTCCGCCAGCATCTCCGCCCACAGATTTACCACCGCTTCGGCATCCTGCCGTTTCATGTCTCGGTAGTAGCCGGGGTATGCGGCCTTGAGGATGGACATAACAGCCAGTGTTTCAGTACGGTTCATGTTGTCCCTCCTCCTGCAGCATCTGCAAAAATACATTGTCTGTCCCACCAGCAGACTTGTCACCTTTCAACGGGTAAACATCCTGCCAGCAGCGCTTAACGCTCTGATCGAGAATAAGCCCCTTGGTGTGGTTGTCCCCCGGTGCCAGCCGTTCCAGCTCATTCAGGATCATCTTTGCGGCCCGATCAGTGAGGGGCTTTTTGATTTTCTTGCGCATCTCACAAAAGCCGTTCCAGTTCTCCATCAAGGCTTCCGGGACATCCACACGCCCCCTTGGGGGGGTAGGGGGGGTACTTCCGGAGGAAGTATTTCTTTCTCCTTTTCCTTTTCCTTCTCCTTTTCCTTGGGTGGCGTTCGGTACCGTTCGGGGGCGTTCGGTACCGTTCGGTACCGATTGGTGGCATTCGGTGGCGTTCGCTTTTGTGCCGTTTTCGCGGTTCGTCCTACATCTCTCTGCGTACTTTTCGTTATCTCTGTCGATTTGCTCGCAGATAAAGTCAAAAGCGATTCCTTCTCTGCCCTGAAGATTGATAAGCTGCTCTCCAGCACTGTATTGAAGCAGCGCCTTAAAGAGCCTCCCGCACTCTGCGTCAGATAGGTTTCGTATGGACTTCAGATAACTGTGGTACGCGCAGAAGTATTCCTTCGCCATTCCTCCTCACCTCCCGTCAGAATGGGAGGTCGTTAGGGTCGCCCTCGACTTCTTCAAATCCGCCATGCTCGCTCTCTGCGGGCTTTTCCTCTGCCTTTCCGGTAGATTTGCTGCCGCCAAACAGAACCTCCTCTGCGATAACCTCTGTGGCTGTGCGCTTATTGCCGTTCTTGTCCTCGTAGTTGCGAACTTCGATGCGCCCAACAATGGTAATGAGGTCGCCCTTGCCGAACCACTGGTTCACGAATTCGGCGGTCTTGCCCCATGCTACGATGTGTACGAAGTCAGTCTTTTCCCGGTCGCGGCTTCGGTCTACGGCGATGGTAAAGCCGCAAACGCTCTTACCGTTGTTGGTCTGTTTCAGTTCGGGGGCCTTGGTCAGCCGCCCATTAAGGATCGCTTTATTTAACATATGTAACCTCCTGTTATCCCCATTGGTCTGCCATAGGTAGACAAACTGTATAATTTGTAACTTTTCTCGCCCACTCGATAAATTCCCTTTGATCCATATTGTTTTTGGCTCTGTTGCATATTTTGCAGCACGGAACAACATTATCAATGAAGTATCCTCTTGAACTGTCGGTGCGGTCTATTCCATTGTGGTCATATCCCTCTTTGCAATTTTTCGTTACTTTGTGATTACTATTTATTGTTCCACAGTAAAAACACGGCTGCTTAATGAGGCGCTCGACATCTTCGTAAGATAATCCCCATGCAAGCCCTCTGTCTCTTGCGTGACGCTTATATTGGAGTATGATATGGTTAATAACTCCTCGATTATTTGGCAGCCTGCTTTGCTTTGGCAGGCATCCACAAGATTTTGTGTTTCCACTTTTAAGATTGTGCCCAAGTACAGAAACCTCGTTCCCACAATCGCACTTGCAAAGCCACCTTCTTTCAGTCGTCCCACAAGGCTTTTTATGTACGCCGTCTTGTCTCAAAATCACAAGTTTCCCAAACCTATCTCCAACTTGAAATGCCATCCGTGAACTCATCTCTTATGTCACCTCCATACTGTTCGGCCATAGCTTTTGCGATGCCGGGGAATGTCTTTGACCTGTTCTTTGCATCATCTCCACGCTTAGCAGCCCCGTACTTGCTTCTATCTTTCCGTCCAGTGCCGGATGGGACATACGGGCCAACTGGTATGCGCTCTGGCGTAGTTGGAACCAAATGTTGGAGCCCCTTAAGCCATAACAAGGTTTTCTTTGTATAAGGATGCTTACCTTCATCATCATACTGATATGGCTGAATAACCTGAGAGGGAGGAGGTAACTCGAAAATCTTACTAGGGAGAGGGTTCTCAATGGCAATTCTGTCGCAATCGGCATTATAGAACTTCATGAAGAATTCCTTTGCTTCCAGTCCTTTTGCGTACCGCTCCAAATTAAGTTGCCCTTTTTGAGGATATAACCGGCAAGCGCCAGCGTTACTCAGATATGTACAAGGTGGGTGAACTATTAGTAAATCCCACTTACCAATATAGTGCCGAATGCCATCCATGGTGGTTATTACTCCCCCCCCCTCGATGGCCTTGAGTGCATCGCCGAGAATATGCCACTCCGGATGTCCGCCAGACGGCTCCTGAATGTCGCAGGAGTACGCTTCGTGCCCATTTGCCCGGAAAGCCTTGCAATCCTCCTGGCTTTCCTCACAGGCCACTAATACCTTCATCTGTTTCCTCCAAATAGTTAGTGTAGAATTCCTCCCGGAACATCGGGATCGTGAAATCGTAGTTGTCGATACAGGCTTGCTCGCCCATCCGGTGCAGCCAATCCATCACCTCAGCACAGCTGTGTGCGTGTGTCAGGTGGCAAGGCGTGTGGCACAGGGAAACCCAAAGCCCCATGCGCTTGCTTTTGCTCCGCATGGCGTTGCCGAAGATTTCGTGCCGGTCGAGCTTTACGCCGGAGCGTTGGCACAAAAAGCACTTGGATGTGTCGGCCTGTACGATGCTCGGAGCGTAACCGTTTCGGTCAAGCTCTGCGCCCCACTCGTTTTTCAACCGTCACACCTCCCAGCCTGTCCCCATTCTCTGCCGATTTGGTTATCGATGATCCTGATTTGCAGTTTAAGGCTGTTGATGGCTTCCAAGTTCGCCTTGTAGACTGCTTCGGAAACATCTCGCTTAAACCGTGCTTCTGCCACGCTCGGTATCCCGTAGCAGGTCTTGTCGATCAGCCCGATGGCAACACCTTCGTCTTTCAGCTTTAAGCATTCGGTGCGGAGAAGGACTTTATAGTCCCGCTCCGCAGCAGCATACTCGCTTCCCGAATTTCGCAAGGTCTTAACGGCTGTATTAAGCTGTGCCGATTTCTGTTGCAGCTCGGTCCACAGGTCAAGCTCCATTCTTCTCGGCCTCCTTTTCGGCGGCAAAGGCTTTCTTCTGGCAGTTCGGGCACAGCTTGCGGCCGAACCGCTGGACGCTGTATGAGGCGATCTCGCTTACAGGCCAATACTCCCCGTTGCGCTTGTTGATACCGGTGATCTGCTGCCCGCAGTCGATGCAATACTCGGTAGGCTCTGGTTCTCTTTCTGCACCCTCCGGTAAGTCCTCGCCAGCGTAGATATACAGGCCAAGGCCATGACGGGCACAGGCTTTTGTAAGGGAACGCTGGATTGCCTTATTGGCATCGAATGAGGTAACATCACTGGCCGGGATTGAGCGGTTGCGGTTATCCATGACCGGCAGATACTCGATGTGCTCAATGCCGTTGACGGTTACGCCAGTCTTAACCCAGCAGGTCTTACCGTCTGTGTGGTAAAACAGGCCGTTAGCATCCTCGTAGATGGTGTAGGTCGCATCCGGGTGCAGCTTCTTGATTTCTCCCCAGGCCCATGCCCAGGAAAGGTATGTAAGGCCATTCTTCTTCTCTGTCTTGTCAGAGCAGTTGATGCTGTTCAATTCTCGAAAGTAGTTCTCCATAGCTCCTCCTTAATATCTGTCTGGTCCTTCATCAAAGTACCTGTCAGCATCCGCATCGCTGGCGTCAAAACGCTTAACACAGTTTTCGCAGCCAATGACCATGCCGTCCTTAATGTAAATTGTCTCGTTGATCTCGCAGCCGCACTCCGGGCAGATGTGAGGTTCGTTGTCATAATAATCGACATAATCCGGTATCGGCTGGTCCGGTACGAAGTATTGGTTCATGCTTCCACGACCTCCCCGTTTTCCAACTTGACATTCCTCCCACAATCTTGTATATTGGTGGTGCTTAATCTACCTTTGCCCTCATTGGCTTTTGCGGAGCCGGTGGGGGCTTTTCTATGCCTGTACTCCTCCTGCTGGCGGCGGATACAGCGCAGAACCCAAGCTGTGAAGTTGCAGTAACCCATTTCGATAAGCTGCTGACGGAACTCCGCCATATTCACATAGCCCAAAGGAATACGCACAGACAGCTTATAGTTTGCTTCCCGCTTTCTGCCGGGCTTGTCCGCTATCAGCGCTTCCGCTTCTGCAGTACGCCGAATTCCGTAATAGCCCGGCTTCTTGCACATACTGTCCAGCGGCTTGGTGTAACCGGGGAACTTCTCACGGATAACTGCTATCCTCTCGTTCTGCTCCATGGTCTTACCTCACAAGCAGCAGGATAGCCGCTGCTGCGAAGATGGTTCCCATTCCGAGGACTACGGCCAAGGCTTCCTGCAGCCACTCCTTTTTACTCATCTTCCTGTACCTCCTTTTGCGGAAGCTCCGGTAGGGATGCCCACCACTGGACCTTGATAGCGCAATCCACATTATCTCTGCTGACATTGAACATCTGATGCTTGGTGCTGAATGGCAAGGTAGCGTATCTTCCCGGATTTGTCTGGCACAGGTAATGCCCGTCCTTGCTGGGTACGATCTCATCCGAGTTAAACCACCGGATAAAGGTGTTGGTTGTTGCTTCCATGTTGTTCCTCCTTAACTTAACCATCTTGCGAAGCTGGGCAGGCTGATAAAATACTGTCCGCGCTTCCCATTTGTCTTTTTAAGCGGGATACCGCTGCCCATCAGCGCTCGGTAGCCCATTCCTGTGTACTGGGAAACCTCTGTGAATGAGAGGATTTCCTTGCCGGGGAACCTGTCCATCAAGCGTTCGAGGTTGTCCCGGTAGCTCTCCTTTTCCCTCGGCATTATCCTACCTCCTTTTCCTTGATAAGCGCGTCCAGCGCAGCGTTAAACTTCTGCTCGGCTCCCTTTGGGCTACAGTGCCCATTAAGGACCATGCTCAACCACTTTGTGGAGCATCCGATTTTTGTTGCAAGTTCTTGTGACGACACTCTGTTGTTGTGCATTTTGCCAACAAGCTCACCTGTCCATTGTGCAGGCATCCAAAATTTCCTCCTTTCAATTCAAAATGTTGAAGTTTTTTTACCTTTATGGTAGAATGAATTTGCAAAAACAAGTCCACCGCAGGCAAAAACGAAATTCACCTTTGTGAGTTTCTATTCCTAGTATAATTCAAATTGTTGAATTATGCAAGCATTAGAATTCACAAATTTGAATTTTTGTTGTAATGCACAAAAAGGAGTGTATTATTTGTGTTTTATGACAAGTATTGTGAATTGTGCAAAAGGAACGGAATTTCCCCAACAAAGGCGGCAGCAGAGATCGGCCTTGGTATGGGTACACCAACCGCATGGAAAAAACGAGGGACTTATCCAAACCCGGCACAGGCGAAAAAGGTAGCAAACTATTTTAATGTTTCTATAGATTGGCTGATGGACAATGAAATAGAAAAACAGCCCACCGAAGGTGAGCTGTCCGGGATTCGGAAAGACCTTATGGATTTCGCAGATACTTTGACAGATGAGAAAATTGAGAAATATCTTCGTCTAATGAAAACTTTAGAATCCGAAGATATTTAACAAGCTGCTCGTCAGACATCCGTTCCACCGCCTTTTTGAATTCCTCCTTTTTCTCCATTGGTGTTCCTCCTCTTTTGTCGATTATTGTCAAATAAAAATCCTTCCAAATTCAGCATGTATTTGGTACAATTCAATTGTAACAAATTGCATTGCCAATATGTACTGACAAATGTTGCGGTTTCGGCGCAAAAACTGTCATGTTTTTCGGACAAAAGTGTCCGGTAACAAAAAACAGGAGATGAGTTTGTGAATTCAGACGAAGAAAGGAATTGGGATAACTTTTTATTGGAGGTAGCCACAAAACGGCAGGAGCATGGAATGACCCACAAGGATTTGGCCGACAATGCCGGGACGGTTGAGAGGACGATCTCCAGGCTGCTTTCGGAGCCGACCAAGAATCCGAGCCTTTTTCTCGTTGCTTCCATCTGCCAAGCGCTGCACATATCTCTCGACAAGCATTTCGTGAAGGAAGTCTATAACAAAACAGACAGCCAGAACAGCGAAGAAATGATAGAGGTTCTGAAAGAGCAGGTGCGCCAGCGCCGGAAGCTGTCCAAAACACTCTTCGCAGTTATTTTTGTCCTGCTGGCGATGATGATTTTATACCTCGTCCTAATCGATGCAAATAACCTTAACTACGGTTTAATTCGGGATTAAGAACAGATGTTCGTTACGAGTATAATAGTACACCACAGCGTGTCCGATAGAAAGGACTGATGCTTTTGAGTAAACTAAAAGAGAAAATTGACGATGCAGGCGGTATAGGAGTAGTGCTTGGAGGAATTGCTTTGGTCTTCCTTTTATTCTGGGGCTCATACGGTCGTCAGTTTGTTTGGGAACACACTTGTGGGATTTGTGGGAAATGGAAAGCCATCGACACAATAAGCATTGAGGGCAACGAGGAGATGAGAATCTGTTTGGATTGCCGTGATAACAAGGTGTTCTACTGCGACGACTGCTGGATGTGGTTCTATATGGAAGATTTCGGCGGGTGTAACAACGAAACCGGGGAATTGTATTGTAAGGACAGCTATGAAGCAATCAATGGAGGTTCATTAGATGGATAACCATAACGGGGAAGAAGAAATCGCGCGCATTTTAACAGAGATGCCAAAGCCGCCATTGAAGCAGAGGGCTTTGCGCGTCATCGCGGGAATAGGCTCTGCCATTGCTTTTCTCGGCGGCCTTTGGCTTTTATGCAGTTCCAGTGCGGCAAAAGAGATCACTGCATTCATTGCAGGTGGGAATGGATATGTTGCCGGTTTTCTTGTTCTCATTGGGCTTGGCTGCGCTATCATGACGGCCGGAGCAGCTAAAAAAGGCGAGTACAGCTCACTCATTTTTGTCCCATTCGCTTGTGCGGGGTGCGTTATTGGCGCATTACAGGTTGGCAGCATGGCTCTTATCTTTATAATTATCGCATTCGTCATTGGAATGCTGTGGGTTATAAGTAATATCAGGGTATTCAACTACTACGAGGAGGCTATGGAAGATTACCACCGAGTCCAGTATGAATTGGAGAAATACAAAGAGGATTATAGGTACTTGGTACATACTATCGAAAACCGGAATAAAGAGAATTAAGTAAAATACCGCCCCCGGCAACGAGGGCGGCTAATAATAGGAGGAGAGAAAATGCAAAAAGATTTAGGAATGAAGTGGCTAAAGGTTTGCAAAATACTTTGGCTGATTGGCGTTGCTCTTAGTCTTTATTCTATTTGGATCACACTCATAGGCTCCACTATCGTGTTTAGTGCATTTCCTGCATATACCGTGATTTGCATAGCATTGTGCCTCGTCAACTCATTTCTTACCGTTCTGGCGTACACTGCAGTCAGCAGCTTCTGTGCTTCTCGTTTCAAGTACATAATTGCGTTGTTTGCTATAGCGCCTATTTCGGCAGGGGTGAATGCCTATGGTAGTGTAATTATGGCGGACTTAGGCACAAAACTTGCGGTGTCTGGCGTCTTTTTCTTGATAACCGCATTAGCATGGTCACTGCCAAATATCATATACTTTATGCACAGAAAGCACCTATTTACAGGGACAGACCCAGATAATTACACCGCAGAACCAATTAGCCCTACTGATGCCAGATCGGAAACAAAAGCTGCAGAGGAGAAACCCCAACATGGAATTGAAACAAGAAAAGTAAAGGTTATACCGGTAAAGATGGGGTCAGAGAAACAAGAGGGCAAAGCGAAGCAATCGAAAGGAGAGCAGCAGGAAAACGAAAAACAAGTAGTTTCCGTCAAAAGCGTAAAGAAAAATCCAATTTCCCTCTATGTATTTATCATTTTGTTTGTGGTTGCGTCCGTAGTGTGCGTATGGCAAGCCGCTCAGCTTTCCGCCGCTCGCGACGATGTTACAACTCTTCATGGCACCGTCTCTGCGGCAGAAGCGAAAATAAAAGTGCAAGCGTCCGAGATTGAAAAGCAGAACAGAATTATTGACGGCTTGCACGATCAAATTGATAAACTTCATGGAGAGGTTAATAGACTGCTTGGATACAGGAAGTATCTAACGGTTGCGGACTTTGAAGACCTTGAACGAAGTTACCAAGAAAGCCTTGATGAAACCCGAGAAATAACCAGAAAGTACGGATAAAGGTTTCGGCTCATACCGCTATATATAACTGGAGGTATACGAGAATGCTCTGTAAGAAGTGCAAAAAGGAATTACAGGATGATTGGCTCTACTGCCCTTGGTGCGGTTTGAACGCAAAAAAAGACTCACGCAGAGCGATATCGCAGCGAAAAGACGGGACATACCAAAAAGCAATCACAATTGATGGGAAGCGCAAGTATTTTTACGGGAGATCAGAAAAGGATGTCATAAAGAAGATTGCAGAATTCAGCAGGGAGGCGGAGGATAAGCGGTCTGCTGCATTTGCCGTCTATGCCGAAGCGCTTGAGCAGTCTTGGGACAACCTCGCATACAATTCCCTTCGAGGGTACAAGCCTGCGCTCGTGCGATGTGTCACTACCTTCGGGAAAACGCCTGTCGCAGACATCACGCCGATGCAGGTAAAGGGTTTCCTCGATAAGGTTGGAAAGACATTCTCACAAAAAACCGTGAACACGCAGAAGAACATAACGAGTCAAGTGTTCGACCTCGCCATCCTCGCCGGGGACATACAAGTAAACCCGGTCGCAAACATAAAAGCGACCGGGAAGAAAACAAGCGGGCGGGAAGAAGCATCGCAGGAGGATAGGGAGAAGATCGCAGCCCATTGGGACGATTGCACCGTATCACGACTTGGTTACTTCATTATGCTGACCGGGCTTCGTGTGGGAGAAGCACTTGCTCTGCGATACGAGGATATCGACAGGGATAAAAACCAAATCCATGTTACGAAAAGCGTATACTATGTCGGCACTGCCCCGCACATAAAAGAGCCAAAGACGGATGCAGGGGTCAGAACGGTGTTCCTTCTGCCGGATGTCGCAGAACGATTCAATGGGAAGAATGGTTACATCTTCACGAATGAAAAGGGAGAAATCCTTCGAAGCAATGAATCGTCCCGCAATTGGAGAAAATGGTGCAAAAATTACGGAATATGCTGCACATTCCACCAGCTTCGGCATAGCTTCGCAACATCTTGCTGCGAGGTAGGGATTGACAAAGCCGTTATCCAAGAGATGATGGGGCATTCCTCCTACATCGTGACGGAAAAGTACACCCATCTGCGTGACAAAATGTTGGAGGATGCACAGGCCAAATTTACTACATCACTTTTACATCACACGGATGCAAATACAAAGCAATAAACAGCAATAAACGCAAATTGCCGAAATGGAGAAAGCCCGCATAAACAAAGGAAAAACCCGCATTTCTGCGGGTTTTTCTTTGGCGGAGATGGAGAGATTCGAACTCTCGAACCGCTTTTGACGGTTACACGATTTCCAGTCGTGCGCCCTCGACCAACTAGGCGACATCTCCATGTCGTTATCAGGATGGGTCAAGTAAAAGTCCTGACGAGAATTTATTATACCGTATTACCGGCATAAAAGCAACCCCCTTTTTGCAAAAAAGTTGCCCTAAAAGACATTTTTTTGCATTACGGGCAAAGAAAGGATTGCGCCCGGCCCTTTGGCGTACTATAATATTATAAATCACTTTCGGAAAAAAGGAAGGATAAGACCCATGAAACGAGTAGAGATCAAAGCACTGTTTGCGGAGCCGGAGCGCTACACCGCG